CATAGGTTGTCCGCTATACTTGGTATCTATTAGTTCTTTATGAGGATCAATATACTTGAGCATTTGTGGCGGCATTGGTTGACCTCCAGATCGATAATTTGGATTATCAGCCCCTATTGGTGGTGTCAGCTGATCTGCGGTAAGCCCTCGTGGACCCATGTGGTCTACAGAAGGTTGTTGTTGTCCGCCACCTTGTCCCCCGCCTTGTCTACCGCCGAAATAATCGCTACGTCCGCTTGAGCTCCAGCCTCGTCTTTGTGGTTGTCCACCGCTCCCGCCTTTCAAAGCACCGTAAGCAGCAATCCCAGTACCTGCTGCTTGCATTAATGGATTAGTGGTTCTACCTGTTGAGGTTTGTCCTAATGTTGTGCCGCCCATAGCTGGTGAAAAACCAGTAGCCATGCTGCCTGCTTGCCCGATAGTATGTCCAGGCAAGTTGTAAGCCCCGACAAAGTTGCCGTAGTCTAGGTCTAATCCTCTTTGATCTTGTCCTTGTTGCATACCGCCCATACCGTATAGTCTTGCTATGTCAGTTCCCATAAGACCTTGTTGAGCGCCACCGATATTACCTATCTGCGCTCCTAAATTAGCGCCTAGCTGACCCATCTGGAAGCCCATACCACTTACGTCTCTACCAGCGCCACCGTATAGGTCTCCAAGGGCTCCACCAAACGCTCCAAGTCCTCCAGCACTCTGTCCCATAAACCGCGCTTGGTCTGCTTGACGCGCCTGTTGATTATTAAACGAAGATTGAGCTAAGTCAGCAGCACGGTCTTGAGCTCCCATTCGTAAACTACCGATTCCTTTCAAAGCTCCTCTGCCTATATCCTGGATTGCTTGACTTCTTTGCTCCCCACTTCTAGAACCGAATCCTGCGCCTTTATTAAGCCCCATAGCTCTATTGAATATATCCGAAGAAGTCATTTTTTCAGTCACGTCTCTTAAAGATTGATCGACTACGTCTTCTGTGTATTGGTTAGCAAAAGGAGCGATGTCTTCTGGACGAAATGCTCCCATAGCACCTGCACCAAGGTCTACAGCGCCTCGCAACATTTCTTGACCTTCCCCTATACCAGCAGTTCCACGGTCTACAGCCCCTTGAAATAATTGAGCACCTGCATCATACCCTTGCGTAGCATCTGCCAAAGACCCTTCTGTTATAGCTTCAGATCTATCTAAATATGGACTATATGAACCAACCCCCTCAGCTGATAAACGCATACCTTCTTGTTGAGCTGGTGTAAAATCAGCTATACGTTGACCTTGGTAAGTGTATGGATTAGCACCTGCGACACCGAAACCTTGCATTTTATTATAAAGATCTTGGTTCAATAAAGGCATTATGCCAGGAACACCCTCACCTGCGCCTTGATAAAATTGTGCTAAATAATTTGGTGGCAGTACTTCACTGCGCGAATATCCTTCATCTATAGCCATTATGCTCTTCCTAATCCCATATTCATTGCTTTATCTTCATTAAAATTCATAAATTGATATAACTTTTCAATACCTTTATCGTGGTCGCCGTCGCCAATACCTTTTACGCTTTGTTTTGTTAAAACAAACTCACCGTCAGCGAGTTTTGCATTCACTGTGTCGTTATCTCCAGAACCTTGTAGGTCTTGTATCCCACCGCCTGTTGCTCGTAGGTCTAGTTCGTCCATGTCGATTCTACCCCCTCGGTTTGCGCTGATTCTTTCAAATTGTGGAAACATTAGATCTGTGTAGCTTTGATCATCGTCTTCTTCCATTGCTCTAAAGAACGCTGCAGTAGAAGGGTCTAAAGAAGCTATAGAAGAAGAAGGTAAACGAGAGGTTTCATCAAAACCCCTTCCTACTCTTGAACCTTGCGTACCGTACTGACCAGAATCTGTAGCAGGTCTTAAGGGGTTTTGTAAGTATCCATCTAACTCACCGCTTGGAGGAGGCATTCTTGCGTCACCGCCCTCTTCTTCAAAACCACCCATCGCAGCTAATCCAGTTGCACCTACACCAACTTTCCCTAGAGTACCTAAGTTTTTCCAACTTTCCCCCAGTTTAAATCCTTCGGCAGTACCCGCTCCTGTACCAGACATACCTAACGCATTAGCACCTGCAGCGCCTACATCTTGGAAAAATCCACCAATACCGCCTGTAGTGCTTTGAGTTGGACCAAGCATCTGACCTTTAGAAAGCATAAAACTATCACCGAAAGGGTTAAGTGATCCTATACCTTTAGACCATCCAAGACCACCTTGAACACCCATTCCCTGAGCTACGTTACCGCCTATGTATGAAGTTGCAGCAGATTTAAGAATGTCTTGTCTATTACCGCCTGCTGCTGCAGTACCTAAACTACCACCTATGGCAGCACCTGCTGGACCACCGATAGCGAATCCCACTACTCTGCCTACAGTCGGAGCTATCTTTCTTAGAGTGTCTTTAAACCAACCAAACTCAGGAACACCAGTCAAAGGGTTTATAGAATTTTCATAATGACCTACTGTATATCTATTAGGATCAGTGTCGTGTCTTTTAAATGCGTTGAAAAGTGCACGTTTTAATGCGGGGTCGTTTGCTATCGGTCTGGGAAGAACCATTTCACCTGCAGATAAATGTCCTACCGTAGTGTCTCCAAAACGACCGTGGATGGCAATACTTTCTAGACCCTGTAACCTCATATAGTTCTTCCGCATTGGTATGTTTACAAGTTTACCTCTTTTAATTTCATTTGTATATTCTTATGTATATGTTTTCTCAACCCCATATCCTCTGTATGTAGTTCCAACTGTTATAGATACGTCACCGTTTGTAGTTACAGTAACTTCTCCAAGCGTAGCTACAGCTTCATAACCTTGTTCATCTGTAGGGCTGGAGAGAGATTCCCAATACAGCCCTTTGTATACTTGTAATGCTCCAATGTCCGTGTTCCATATTAAACTACCGTCATTAAATTGAACTTTGTCTCTGTCTGTAGAGTTCATTTGACGTAGGTTATCGGGGTCAAACTCTCCTAGGTTTATTTCTAATACCCGTACTAAACGATTATATGTCCCTGAACTAACAACGTCTTCTGTTTCAATAGGGAGCCTTGTTTCTAATAGTCTGCTCATCTTCTACCGTCAGGTCTGACTTCCATACGAGTAGCACCTAACCGCCAACCAGTATCATCATTACCTTCTGTAGAATCATCGTTTGATTCTACCCTCAACACCGCTTGCCTAGCCCTCGCTCGAATATAAGTTTGTTGAGTAGAACTTGTTACGGCAGAAGTACTGGATGTGTTTAAACTATCTCCTGGAAAGTTACGGGTTTTTAAAACTAAATTCACAGAGCCGTCTGAACTGTTGTTTAAGAACCTTACATCAGGTATCATTTTAGTTATAAAAGCAAACTGCTCCCCATCACCTATATCAAAATCAGAAGATTCTATGTAAACGTCTGTCATTGGACTTCCGTCGTCATTGTATCCAGTTTCATGGTCGTATAAGTAATTGTCTCTAGTAGCACGCGGGATAGGTTCTACACCTGAATCTAGCCAAGCGTGTCTTTCTAACAGACCGTAAGACCAAACATTTTCTGCATAATTGTAGACCACATATCGGTCTATTTCTGTGCTCGAACTTGATGGATAAAACCAACCAACTTCATCAAACATTGTGTTAGAAAACCCAAAAACTTTGAACACCTGACTTGAATTAAAATTATCAAACACATAACTTAAAACAGTACACGGTACTTTTTTAACCGAACCCGCGTACACATAAAAATTATCATAACCCATCCAAAACACTCCAGACGGGGCGGTCACTGCTGCTTTAGGAGCGATAAGTCCTGTGTTTTCATTAATTAAATTAATTCCAAACGTAAACGGTGGTCCAATATATTGCATACTGTATAGAGCAGTATCTGTCCATATTAAAATCTCTTGGCGTGCTTTTACAGCACCGATAATAGCACTACCAGAAGACAGTCGTAAATCTCCAGCGGTGTTAGTGTTTAAAGTTTCAAAATCTAATGCGTTTTCTTGATCACTGAAAGCTACTAACATAGGGTCAGATTCTCCGCTTCGAGAAGAACCTTCCATTGGGTCTGCCCCCAATACGATTAGATGCCTGTCTTTTTCAGAAGTTATAACCTGTAACCCTATGGTTGGAACCTGTTTTGCGTCTGCTGTTGCTGCTAAACTAACAGCCCTAACAGAAG